CTGCTGTTCACAAGCGGTTGCACAACGCCCAGATGCAGGAATTGAAGCTGCTGGCGCAGGTTTTTGCTGATTCGCTGCCACCTGAGTACCCATATGAGGTAATTGGCGGCGAACAGACGATCATGGCTGCTGATTTCGATGGTCGGGTGGACGTAGTTCCTGTCAGCGACCCGAATATTTTCTCTATGACGCAGCGGATATCGCTTGCACAGCAGCAGTTGCAGTTGGCACAGGCTGCACCGCAGATGCACAACCTTTACGAGGCGTATCGACGGATGTACTCGGCCCTCGGAGTGCAAGACATTGATCTTGTACTACCTCCTCCCCCTCCGCCACAGCCTGAAGATGCTCTTTTGGAGAATGCACGGGCGTTGGTGATCCCGACTGGCGGAAATCCATTGAAAGCGTTCCCTGATCAGGACCATATGGCTCATATGCAATCACATATTGCATTCATCCAGATGCCGATCATGCAGACATCTCCTGCTGTGTACGGCGTTTTGCTGTCTCACATCTTGGAACACGCTTCATTGGCTGCACAACAGATGGTTGTGTTGAAAATGCAGCAACAGATGGGCGCAAGTATGCCTAATCTTGATCCTGTGCAGATGGCGACAGCTATTGCAAAGGAAGAAGCGCAGTTGATGGGCCAGTTGATGCAGCAACTTGTTCCGCCACCACCACAGGGTCCAGATCCGTTAATTCAGATCCAGCAGCAGAACTTGCAGCTTAAGGCTCAGGAATTGCAGCAGAAGGGTCAAGAAAGTCAGGCGCGTCTGGCATTTGACCAGCAGAAGCTGGCAAAGAAGGACGCTTTGGACCGCGAAAGATTGCAATCCATGGAAGATGTGGCACAGTTACGTGCAAATGTCTCACTTGAACGCGCTAGACAGTAAGGGATCACGGTTATGGGTTTTGCAGGTGGCGTAGATTCTGTTGCTGGGGACACGGTTGCGGACAGCAAGTCTGATTCTGGGTACTCAAGAGTAAACGAAAGCGGCGGTCGAGATGCTGTGTCTAAGTCTGATATGGATCAAAAAGAAAGAGAAAAAGCTGCTGCTAAGTCTGGAGAAGAACGTCGCGCTAAAGACGCTCAAAGGGCTGCGGACGATGCTCGCGCTAAAGCAACTCAAGACGCCGTTAATAAGTCTGCTGCGGACAAAGCTGTCAAGGATGCCGCTGATAGAGAAGCAGCCTCTCAAAAGGCTCGCGCTGAAGCTGCTACCAAAGAAACTGCAAGGGTAGCAAAGGAAGCTGCGGACAGAGAATCCGCTTCTCAAAAGGCCCGTCTTGACGCCGCAGTCAAAGAAACTGCAAGGGTAGCAAAGGAAGCCGCTGATAGGGAAAAGGCGCAACAACAGGCAAGATTAGATACATCTAAAAGAGTTACCACGGAGACCATGGTAGATAAGGCAACAGGTAAAATTATTACCGTTGAGTCTAAGGGAGACCCTAACGCTAAAAACCCAAACTCTTCAGCGGAGGGCCTTGGTCAGTTCACTAACGATACGTGGGTGAGTATGATTTCAAAATATCGTCCAGACCTAATGGTGGGTCGAACCGAGGCTGAAGTTCTGGGCCTTAGAACAGATCCTGCGCTTTCTGTTGAGATGACGAAAAACTATACTCGTGAAAATGCCGAAGGTCTTGCAAAAGCGGGCTTCCCTGTAAACGAAAGCACCCTGTACCTGTCCCATTTTCTAGGTCTTGGTGGTGCAAAGAAGATGTTAAATGCTCCCGCAGACGCTCTTGCATCTGAGGTGGCAGGAGGAGATGCTACAACAAGAAATCAATCTATCTTAGGTGGTACGAAAACCGCTGCGGATGTTTTGAGTTGGGCCAGCAAAAAGATGGGTGGAGCCGCATCATATGATGTAGCCGGTGTTACCAGCACCACTCCAACCAGCACCACTCCAACCAGCACTACTTCAACCAGTCCAACCCGTGGGATAACGGTAGATGCAGGGAGTAAAGAAGCGGACTTACCTGCTGCGGAAGGAACTCCTGTCGGAGCCAGTATTGGTGTTGATGGATTTGGTAGGATGCCCCCGAAACCAGAGCCGACTTCTTGGTATGATAAGCTAGTATCAGTCTTTGATAGCACTCCTCAGATAGAAGCACTTGAGGACCAAAATCGTTTGGCGGGTGGTCTAACCAAACAGGAATATGCAGATTTATTTGCTGGCGGGGATTCTACAAAAGTTCAAAGCCGGATCGTGGACTACGGTCAAGGTCAGCAAGTTGATTACTATACTAAAAGTCTAGGGGACAAGTTTGGCGAGGCCGCTTCGGATCTTGGAAAAAGTATTTCCAATGCTGGAAAAGGCATTACATCCTTGTTTGGTGGCGAAACAAGCACGGCAATGCAACCTATAGTAATAGATCCATTTGCACCTACGGGATTTGGCCCCGGCGGAGATCTGACTAGGGAGCAGTACAACGAGCAATATGGTGGAAGTGACATTGCTACAAACCTGCCGCCTACAGGGACTTCCACAACACCAAAAACTCCGGTTGTTCCACCCGTCGTTCCTACCGAACCTGTTATGCCAACGGTCCCCAACTTTGCGGCGGCGCAGCAATATATTGGAACGCCAACGGTAGCTACTCCGGGGTTTAACTTCTTGATGCCTTTTGCACCAAGGCCGCAGGTTGATTTTGCAAACCTCGGACAGGCATATGCCCCAACTGCATTGGCGTCCGCGCCACCACAGCCTCTTCCGGGTATCCCCGGTGCTGCCTACGCCACCCCTTATCAACGTCTAGGTTAACAGGAGACTATTATGAAGTACCCAATTCCACGCGCTGCCACTAAGACACCATCCATTGAGACATCGCAGTCAATCGTTAATCAGGGGACAATCCCTTTGAAGAACGGCTCTGCCGTCGGAGTTCCGCCAGCACCGAAGGGTGAACAGACTGCCCGTGGCTTTGGTGCAATGCTCCGCCCTCAAAAGTACACTGTCAGCTAATATGGACCCTTTTACTCTCATTGCTGGAGCCACGGCGTTGTACAACGGCATTAAAGGTGCCGTGGACTCTGGTCATGAGATGCTGGACGTTGCCGAAAAGGTGGGTAGTTTGTTTGGGCGCATTGCCCAGATTACTCAGCTAACGTCCGGTAAGCGTAAGAAAAAACTATTTCAGTCGCAAGCTGAGTTTGAGGCCGAAGCTATCAAACTCTACACGCTGAAGCAGAAGGCCCAAAAACTTCAGTTGGATACTCGCAACTTATTTGTAGGCGCATACGGAGTTGCAGCATGGGCGTCTATTCAAAAAGAGGTAACGGAGATGCGTAAACAGGCAGCCCGCGAAGCCGCAGCCGCGCAGCGTGAAGCCGAAGAAAACCGGAAGGATCTGATCATGGGTCTTTGGCTCATCGGTGCCGTTATTCTGTTCTCCGTATGCGTAGGCATCGGAATGGTCGTGTTCACACACAAATGAAGTACTTTCTGGTAGCCATGATGATTGTTCTGACAGGATGTGAGGATCGGTACAGGTATCCGTGCCAAGACCCTAAGAACTGGGACGCGGCTGAGTGCAACCCTCCTATCTGCACCGCTTCTGGAACCTGTTCCGCAGACACCCTAAAACAAAACCCGTGCGGAGCCGTGGCGCGATGAGAATTAAAGAGGACGAACTACACGCTCTTTTGCAGTTTATCATTGGGATATCCCTATGTCTTACACTGACAGGAACTGTCTTTGCTGTCTTATATAGTCTAATATTTGTAGTCCAACCGATAGATGGACAGGCACCGAATGATGCGGAGTTCTTCAAGTTGATTGCTCCGATTGCTACGTTTCTGACAGGAACTCTGTCAGGGATCATGTTAGGTTCTAAATCCACTGGAGATAAAGATGGATCTTCTTAAAACATTCGGCCCTTTGATCGGGTCTGTCGCGCCAACTCTGGCAACAGCCTTGGGCGGACCCCTTGCTGGCGTTGCTGTCAAAGCCCTGTCAGAAGTTCTTCTTGGTCATCCCGACGGTAATGACAGTGACATTGCAACAGCCTTGTCTACGGCAACACCGGAACAGCTTGCCGCTGTAAAGAAGGTGGATGCGGACTTCAAGGTTCAGATGAGAAGTCTGGACATTGATCTGGAGAGGATTGCTGTCGATGACAGGAAATCAGCCCGTGACATGCAGAAGGAAACAAAGGACTGGCTCCCACGGGTGCTTGCCATTGGGGTGACCTTCGGTTTTTTTGGGATACTGCTGTACATTCTGGTTTACGGTCTGCCAGAAAAAGGCGGCGACGTGCTTTTAATGATGTTTGGTACACTGAGCGCGGCTTGGACCGGAATTATGGCGTTCTTCTTTGGCTCCTCCGCAGGTAGCCAGAAGAAGGATGCGATGATCCATAACTCAACACCGATTGGATAAGGAGATCATGTGGATAGTCTGTTCTTTGCTGACAGGGTTCTAAGGACATTTGCTGACAGAAAAGAAGTTATCAGGGAAGCGATCACAGAGGGCGCGGTTCCTGATTTCGTGGCATACAAGCAGCTTCGTGCAAAGTACGAAGTCTGGGTGGAAGCCGAATACGTAATACGCTCTCTGCTTAAACAGGAAGACAAGGATGAGTAGTTTAATACTGCCAACTCACGTTGCAGAAGCTATGAAGGCCCAGCCTCAGAATGTAGAGGCCCCAAAATCCGCACTGGAAGAAGCCTATGTGGCCTTGGAGGATCGGTATTTAGATCCAACCAAGATCCCCTCCAGTGTATTCGACCGATTACCAAAACCTACAGGATGGCGCATCCTTGTTCTTCCCTATCGTGGCATAGGTAAGACACGGGGCGGCATTCATTTGGCTGATGAGTATGTTGAGAGACAGACCCTTGCCACCGTCGTCGGGCTTGTTCTGGCAGTTGGACCAGACGCTTACGGGGACGAAAACAAATTCACCGCAGGTCCGTGGTGCAAGAAGAACGACTGGATTCTATTCGGTCGCTATGCGGGTTCACGCTTCAAGATTGATGGCGGTGAAGTTCGTATCCTAAACGATGATGAAGTCATCGCAACCATCGCTGATCCAGAAGACATCATGAATGTCTAACAGCGCATTAAGGAGTTACCATGTTTGAAGATGATGAAGACATTGATGTCACCGTTGTGGATGAAGAGTCGTCAGACGATGATACCGAAGAAGTTGAGGTAGAGGTTAAACCAAAACCAAAAGACGATGACGACGATGACGACCTAGCCTCCCAAAGTGAATCTGTCAGGAAGCGCATTGGTAAGCTGACTTATAAAGTCCGTGAAACCGAGCGTCGTGAACAGGCGGCACTGGACTATGCCAAGTCTGTCAAGAGCCAACTTGAGGCCATGCAGAAGCGTACATCACTTCTGGATCAGTCGTACACGACAGAAGCTGACACGCGGATCAAGGTCCAAGAGCAGCTTTACAAAGACCAATATCGGTCGGCGATTGACACTGGTGACACGGATAAGCAGATTGAGGCCAATCAGTATCTTGCAAAACTTGAACTGGAACGCGAGAAGATCCGCAACTACAGGTATCAACAGGAGCAACAGACGTTGTACGACCAACAGTCTGCCCAGCAAGTCGCTGCCCCTCGAAGAGAACCAGTTCCTGACGAGAAGGCCCAGCAGTGGGCGGAGCGTAATGAATGGTTCGGCTCTGACAAGGCCATGACATACACGGCCTACGACACTCACAATGATCTTGTTGCAGAGGGGTACAATCCTTCGAGTGATGCGTATTATCGTGAATTGGACAAGCGTATTCGGAATGATTTCCCGCATAAATTTGCCAAGGGAACCAAGCCTGTATCAGCTGTCGGAGGTGCGCGGCCCACCAGCGCACAAAAAACAAACAAGGTTGTCAAGGGTGACGACCTTTCCACTTCACAAAAAAAGATTGCCAAAGCACTGGGGCTGAGTTATGAACAGTACGCCCGGCAGGTAAATCTGAAGCAAGCAGAGAGAAACTGATTATGGATCGCTCGAAACGCGAAGATACCGTCCGCTCCAAGACCGTAAAACCTACGACTTGGAAACCACCGTCCTCTTTGGACGCGCCCCCCGCACCGGAGGGTTTTAGGCACCGTTGGCTCCGAATGGAGGCCGCAGGTGTTGATGATCGGAAGAACATGTCCGCACGACTTCGCGAAGGGTTTGAACTCGTTCGCGCCGAAGAATACCCAGATTGGGATCTTCCCACGATTGATAACGGCAAACATGCTGGCGTCATTGCAGTTGGGGGTCTTGTCTTAGCGCGTATTCCCGTAGATCTCGTAAATCAGCGTACTGCTTATTATAATCGCCAAGCGCAACAACAGCTTGACGCGGTTGATAACGACCTGATGAGAGATCAACATCCGTCCATGCCGATTATTAAACCTGAACGGCAATCAAGAGTCACTTTCGGCGGCAATCGTGCAGCCGAATAACATAAGGATCTAAGCAATGGCAAATATTGATGCCGCATTCGGGCTTCGCCCGTATCGTATGCTTGGAAGTGGTGCAAATACCAACGGTGATGTTGTTTACAACATTCAGACGGCAGCAACTGCTGGAACGTCTTCGGTAATCTATCAGGGTAGTCCTGTGATTCCGTTGGCGAACGGCATGATTGATATTGTCGGCGCGGCTTCTGGTGGTACAGTACCTCTTCTCGGTGCTTTTCTCGGCTGTAACTATATCGACCTGACGGGTAAGCCCCGGTGGTCGCCATATTGGCCCGGAACAGCTTCTGTCATGGCCAACTCAGTTGCCACGGCAACTATCTCTGCTCATCCTGATCAGGCGTTCTTGATCAACTGTAATGCAGCAGCGGCAGACAGCCTTGTTCACATCAACGCTAACTTTGCAACGGCAACTTCTGGTTCCACAACCTCTGGTTTGTCATCCGCTGAGTTGGCAGTTTCAACGGCAGACACGACCAACACTCTCAACCTCCGCATTTTGGGCTTCGAGGATACTCCTGCGAACTCC